TCATAAATTCTGACTTGTACTACCACATGTTCAAAGCCGGAACTAACTCTGAAACCGCTGCACAACTCTTTATGTTTAATAGAGATGTTGGAGGAAGTGGATCAGTGAAAGATCTGGATATGCCTACAATTGCAGGTATTCCACTTGTTAGAACTCCACACTTGGGTTCTGATACTGGAGCTGCATGGACAGGAAGTCTGTTCACTACAGCAAATCCAGGACTTACTACAGGAGTAGCTCCTTTAGGTTCAGGTGAATCTAACAGAGCAGCCCATTATAACCTTCCAGCTACTTACAGTGGTGTGGTTAATGATGGTAGTAATACTGGTGCAGTTGGTGGTCTTGATGGAACAGCTTCTGTGAACCTTCAAGCGGAAGCAAACAAGGTTCGTGCTATAATCATGGCGAAAGATGCCGTAGCAACAGTTAAACTAATGGATCTTTCTGTTGAGTCTGAGTATCAGATCCAACGTCAAGGTACTCTATTAGTTGCGAAATATGCAATGGGTCACAACGTACTACGTCCAGCAATGGCAGTAGCGTTGTCAGCATCGCACAACTCGTAGTAATTTTGTGTGGGGTATGGTTATTCCTCTTTCCATATCCCATTTTTCGTAGAGGAGTTATAAGAGTTCTCCATAGCTCCTCTACATCCTTTTACAATCCTCCAAATAATAAACATGGCTATATCACTAACATCTAAATTAGATGCTATTAATTCAATGCTTTTTGGTGTTGGAGAAGCTCCAGTAAACACAATGAACTCTGGACTTCAAGAAGCTGAGATAGCTGCTGTTACCCTTGATACCATTTCCAGAGAAGTTCAATCCGCAGGATGGGCATTTAATACTGATTTAAGGTACACACTAAGCATAAACCAAGATAGCCACATTACTGTACCTTCCAATTGCCTTTATATAGACACAACATCTTTAAAAAGAGACTATGATTCTGATATTGTTATGAGGAATCAGAAGCTTTATGACCGTACTAAAAACACTTTTGAGTTTACCAGTTCAGTTGAAGTAGACATGATCGTTCTTCTTGAGTTTGAAGAGCTTCCTGAAATAGCAAGACGATATATTACTCTTAGAGCAGGAAGAAAATTTCAAGAAAATATTTTGGGTTCAGGTGAAATGACACAATTACAATTTAAAGACGAACAGATAGCTCTGTATGCGTTACGAGAATCCGAATCTCAACAAGCAGACTATAATGTCTTTGACAACTATGATACTTTTCGTGCATTAGATCGCAGTGTTACTGCATCTACTTCCTTCTTAAAATCTCAAAGAATCTTATATTCCTAATATGCCTTTAGTCTCTTCTTCTATTCCCAACTTAATAAATGGGATTTCTCAGCAACCTCCTGAGATTAGATTGTCCTCGCAAAGTGAAAGACAGATAAATGGCTTTAGCACAGTTGCGAGAGGTTTAGAGAAACGTCCGGGAACTGAACATAATCAGAAGATTACATCAACCTTAGTAGACGATACATTTGTTCATACGATTCGGAGAGATAGAAACGAAGAGTATACAATGGTTCTTACGAGAGCAAGTGGAACAGATAGTAGTGTAAGAGCAAAGACTATAACTATATACGATCAGGAAGGAGTTTCTGTACCTGTAAAAACTGAACCTGTGGCAAACGCCTCAGCAGCGTTACATGCTGTTGAAACCGCTGACTTAGTATACCTTGATACATTAACAAACGCAGGAGGAGTTAATGATAATATAGTAGCTACTACTGTAGCAGATACTACGTTTCTTATTAATAAGACTAAAACTGTATTAGAAGCAGGAACAGTATCAGGAGAAGGAACTACATCTGCCACCTCTTCACTAGGATCAGCACAAATTGCAGGAGATTACACACACGAAGGTTTAATATATGTAAAGGCAGGAGATTACTCTAGTAAGTATGTAGTCACAATAGTAAGGGCTGGAGTTACTAAAAAGGTGGGTTTTCAGACTCCTGCTTCTACAGTTGCAGTAAATCAACAACATATATCTACTTCTCTTATTTCTAAGTATTTATTAGAAGGAACTCCGGGAACTGCTGCTACACATGGATGGGATCATTTTACTTCTACAGAGCCTATAGAAGGTTTCGGAGGTTGGCTAATTTTGGGTGGTAGAAATGAAGACGGAGAAACTGGAAACTCAGAATATATAGATGGTCTAGATCAATTAGATAATAATTTTTCTCTTAGTAGAGATGCTTCTGGAAGTGTCATTAAAATTAAATGTAAATCAGATTTTTCAATAGAAGTCCAAGACTCAAAAGCTGGACTAGCTTTAGTAGGAATAAGATCTGAAGTCCTATCATTTAAAGATCTTCCGGGAAAAAATGTTCCTGTAGGTTTTATAGTAAAAGTAGTAGGAAATGCTGGAGGAAGCCAAGATGACTTCTATGTAAAGTATGAAGAAAGTGATGATGGTGTAGGTGTCTGGAAAGAGACCTTAGCTCCAAATATAAAAACAGGTTTTGATGTTACTACAATGCCTCACAGATTAATAAGACTGTATGATACTCAAAGTACTCCCAATAAATATTTTCTATATGAACCAGTAAAAGAACTTCCAGTGGCTAATGGTGCGCCAGCTAGATTTGGATGGTCTAGCCGGAAAGCAGGAGATGATACTTCAAATCCCTTTCCAACTTTTACAGGCGGTAAAATAAATGACATTCTTTTTCATAAGAATCGTTTTGGAATTCTAAGTGATGAGAACATAATCTTTTCTGAAGCTGGAAACTATTATAACTTCTTTCCTATTTCTGTGATGACTGCCCTTGACGGTAACCCAATAGACATCTCAGTATCTAATAACGAAGTTTCAATCCTTACACACGCAGCAGCCTTTAACCAAGGTTTACTACTCTTTTCAGACTTTCAACAATTTAGTTTAAATAGTGAAGGTGAAGGTTTTACTCCTGCAACTGTTTCCGTAAACGTAGTAACTCAGTTTGAAAGTACTTCTAAAGCACCTCCAGTTTCTTCTGGTAAGTTTGTTTACTTTCCTTTTGAACGAGGAGAGTACTCAGGAGTCCGTGAATACTTTGTAGACATGGGAACTGCAGACTCTAATGATGCAACTGATATAACTTCACATGTACCACAGTATATAAAAGGTAATATTACTAAGATGGTTGTGAGTTCTAATGAGCAGATGTTAGCAGTCCTGAGTGCAGATGATCTAAAGAGAATATATGTTTATAAAAACTTTTGGGAAGGTCCGGATAAACTTCAAAACTCTTGGAGTCATTGGACATTTGATGGAGACATATTAAACTGTGCATTCTTAGGATCAACTCTGAAGCTTCTTGTGAAGAGATCTGACGGTCTATATTTAGAAGACATCAACCTTAGTTTAGATTCTGCAGAAGCAGTAATGGAAGATGATACTGCAGTACTTTTGGATAGGAGAGTAAAATTAACTTATGCATCGAACTTTACATTATCAGCTTCTAATCTTCCATACTTTGATGATAAACCTTCAAACATGGTTTACGTTACTGAGCAAGCCAGAAAGATTGCTGAAGCAGATGTTAATGCATACCTTAGAGTAGCTCAAAACACTGCAGGTGTAGACTCAGTAGTATACGCAGGAATCCCTTATACCTTTGAATATGAGTTCTCAAGGTTTATACACAAAGAGAATGAGCTTCCTGTACAGACAGCAAAGCTACAGATCAGAAACATTAATCTACTCTACAATAGAACTGGTTTCTTCAACTTAAAGATTAACGTAGATCCGGGAACTATAAAAATTAACGCTGGTAATAACACTACAGAGACTATCACTCCTCGTACAAACTACGAAAAGATATTCAGTGGTATGATAACTAATACATCGTCTTTCGGAGAGTACAAGCTACTCTCAGGAACCTTTAAAGGTGGTGTAATGTCCAAAGCATCTAACTGTAATATAGTTATAGAAAACGATGAGTACCTTCCATGTTCCTTTCAATCTGCAGAATGGGAAGGATTTCTTCACCTAAGATCTCAGAGAGTTTAAAGGAGTTATGTTTTATAAAAACTATACAAAGCCTTTTGAGACTTCTTATATAGATCTTTTAGCAGATGACATGTGTCAAGCAGACATAGATGAAGTTTTTGCTTCTAATGGATTGTCTCCTAAAACTGCTGTTCTTTCTTCTATTACTACAAGCGATAGAATAGTATGTTATTTTGATGGAGATCAGCTTTTGTCCATAGGAGGCATAGGAGTCTCTCTAGACGGCTCAGGATCTCCGTGGATGCTTAGTACCCATTACTTAAAAGATTGGAAGAGAGAGAACCTGAGAGCTTTTATGAGGTGTTCTACGTCATGGATAGAAGAGATGAATGATATTTACCATTGTTTAGAAAACTATGTAGATGCCAGAAACACAGAATCTATAAATTGGTTAGAGCATTTAGGTTTTTACTTTCCAGAAACTATCCCAGATTACGGTTATTCAAAGATACCGTTTATTAAATTTGTAAAATATAACGACTAAGGAAAATATATATATGGGTCCAGTTACAGCATTAATGATCGGCAGCAAACTGATGGAGTATCAGGCTGGAGTTTCAGCAGCAGCCTTACACAACAGACGAGCGTATGCACAGAAACTAGCTATAGAAAAGGGACTAAAAGCTCAGTATAGCAATGCGAGACAAGGAGTTGCAGACAGCAACATAGCTAGAATAGAGATTTCAGATGCAAGTGCGGAAGCAGGAGTTGAAGCTAGACTTAACGAATTAAGGATTGCATCTTCTCTGAAAGCTTCAGGAGTTCCACAAGGCCAAAGTACCAACGCTTTAAGTAGAAACCTTGAAGGTGATGTACTAAATAAAGAATCTAAATTCCTTGCACAACTAGACCAAAAGAAAACTGAATTAGCAATGAGAGATAGAAATCTACAACAACAGATGGATATGGCATGGTTAGATGCTCAATCACAAATTGCTGGAATTTATTCTAAGAAGGGACCATCCGTAATAGGAACAGCTTTAGGTGTAGGAGCAGCCTATTACAAAGGACAAGCTGCGGATAAACAAGCTGGAAACTGGAGTTAATGGATCATGAGCGAACTTAGTAATGCATTTGGAAACTTTCAATCTTCCTTTAAAGGTTCTGTTGGAAGTGATGATGGAAGTACACAAGAACATATAGCTTCTGAACTAGCAAACTTTGCACAAGGTTATAGTAAGAATGCTATATTAGACAAAAAGCAAGAGGATGCAGAAAGAAAGGCTCAACTAGATGCTCAAAAAAGTAAATTATCAAAAGAAGCTATTGAAGAGAAGGCTAATGCTTTAAGATTATTTAACGCTAAAGGAGGATCAAAACTTCCTGAGTATGATCCGAATTTTTCTCCTGCAGCTTCTTCATCAGAAAACTTAGAGTACGCAAATATAGGTCTTAGGAAAGAATACAATACCCTGTTTTCTGAAAGCAAAATAAAGGAAGAAAATGCTTCTATTGCAGCTTCTTCATCAGATTTAGTAGAAAAATGGTATCAGCAATTTGAAAACTTAAAGCCTAATGACCCTCTCAGAAATGACCTTACTGGTTTTCTATCTCACCAAGCTGCTGAATATAACGAGCAAAGATTTAATGACAATTTAAACAGCCTTCCAGGAATTAAAGATGCCTTAGCTCGTACGGATTTTGATCGTTCTGGTTTTAATAAAGATATTGCAGAAACACAACAAGCTCATATAGACAAACTACAGGGAGAATTTTTAAATCATTATATTAATACCGATTATAATGGTGGAGAAATAGGACCACCGCACAGTATGGGTTCTACTTTTGGCCCTCCTAAAACCTCTGAACAACTTCTTAAAAAAATAGACACAATACGAGGAAGAGTAGACAAAGGTAATGGTGTCGAAGGTTTATACAGCAGAAATAAAGTTCATGAAGAAGTAATTGATAACTATACTCAGCGAGTTTTGCTTGCAAAAAATAGTAGCGATCCTATTTTTAATAGCTTGCTCATGTTTGAAACCTCAAGCGGTTTAGCTTTAACAGATCTTCAAGATGGAGTAGGTACTAAATGGAGTACATACTACAAAGCAGCTTATGATAAAAAACTTGATCTGACTAAGAAAGAAGCAGCCGCTGCAGAGCTAGATTTAAAAAGAGATAAAGAAGCCGGAGAAGGAGTAGCTTTCAAGAATGTAAATGAAATTAGCAATCTTTTAGCTCAAGCCGGATCTTCTCCAGGATCAGTAACTACAGAAATGATAGATGCTGTTAGAACTACATTACATGCAAATCAACAAGCTGGTTATTTTGATCATCCTACTTTAGAAGATGAGTACTCACAAGCTTTAGAGAATATTAGTTTGTTAGAAGCTGCTCTTAACAGTAATAGCGAAACCTATAAACCTGTCCCTGATGATAATACGGCAAAAAGAGATTACGAAATATCACTTCAGAATGTTTCGACACTAAGAGGACTTGGAAAAGAATTAATATCCGTTCAACAAAGTACTGAGGATAATCCTTGGCTAAGAAAACAGAAAGTAACTCTTATTGGGGAAAGAGGAGAAGCTCTTAAAAAATATTCTACATCTACTACATTGACTGAACAGGATAAAAAAAATAGTAATAATTTATTACGCAGAACAATGCAGCCAATTCAGGATGCTAGTAATAATTGTATAGGAGGAGATATAGAAGCTTGTACAAATTATGTTAATCTTTCTACCGCTACGTTTCCAGTAGATCTGACTAATAAGGATCACACAAGCTTAGGTGAGCAGATAGATGTATTAAATCAGGAACAATGGGATAAGGGTAAAAATCTCCAAGCGAGAGCCGTACAATCATCGGTTACTGAGATAACTACCAAACTTATTAATAATAAAATTACATTGCCAGTAGCTATTACTAGTTTTAACGGCCTGAAAAATAAAACGGAAAGACAGATAGCAGCTTGGGCTGTAACACGCAAACAATATAAAGAACAAACAGATCGTAGTGACCAAAAAATAAAGGAAAGTAAAAGCGTAGACGAGAACATTAAACTTACGCCAGAAATAAAAGTTATAAATACTCTTGAGGGTTTAGAAACTAAAGAAAATGAAATAAAAACTAATAAAACTCTTCTACCAAAAGAAAAAAAAGCATCACTTAAAGAAGTTGAGGATCAACGGACAGCTATAAAAAAAGTAGACGGAGAGAAAGCAGATGAGTTATTATCTGATAGATTTAATGAAGAAATAAGCGGTACTACCGAAGGAACACGGACAAAACAGGACTATATGGACCTTCTTGAAAAGGTTAATAGTGAGAAATGGTTTGATAAAAAAAATAAAGGCAAAGTACTAGCTAGATTAAATGGTCTTATAGACACTAAAAGTACTGCCCAAGACAAAGAAACAAACGATAAAAATTGGACTGCGTTTGATACTAAGTATAAACTGGCTAAGTCACTACTAGAAAACCAACTAACAGATATTAAAACTAGAGTAGCTTCAAGTGAACTAACTTTAAAAGATGCTAAAGTTGAGTTAGGGACAATTAAATCTACTTTTGAAAGTACAAATGAAGACTTACTAAAGACAACGCCAAGTCGTTATGCAACTGATCATTTAGCTCTAATTACTACTGCTTTTGATAGTGCTGCACAGGCTTCTGTAACTAATAAAAAAACAGTACATAGAGAGGTAAGGGCAGATACTATCAGAAAAGAGATTAAAGATACTAAGCAGTATAAATCAGAAGAAAAGGTACTAGCAGTCAATGCCGTATTTCCAGCATTAAAAATGACAACTGTTGCGGAGATAAAAGCGTATAAAGAAGAAGTAATGGGTGATGATGGAATAATAGAAGATCCAGATGCTAAAGTCCTTTTTTCAAAGGAGATGAATGATATAATCCAAAAAATTCTAAAAGGTATACCTATTAATAAAGCCGATCAAGCTAGATTAGCAAATATTAATGTTGCTGAGTATGACAAACTTATTAAGAATTCTTCAGATATTTCATATTTAGATAACCTGTATAAAACAGCTAAAACAGATACATCTATACTAGGAAAAGAAGGTTCAGTCATGGAAGCTGTTACAAGCAGAATTCTTGTAATAAAAAATGAAAATATAAAAAAATCAGACCTAGCTATTACTGGCTCTATTAATGATAGTCTTAGATCCGCAGAAATATGGACTCCTAAAGTTCTTACTGATGCTATTACTCTCGCCAAAACAATTACTGATACTGAGACACAAGAAGCCGAATTAATCCGTTTAAGGGGAATACAAAGAAGATTAGAAGCTAGAAATTATTCTAATGAAGAAGATAAGAAACAACTAATTAAAAAGCAAAGTCTTGTAGATACTTCGGCTCAAATAAGCCTAGAGATTCTAGAGATACTGAATCCTGCTAATAAGGCTGAAGCAGAATATACTTTAGCTACTTCAGATGCTATAGTTAAAACATCCAAAACTTCTTTGGAAACTTTATTAAAAAAATATGAACAAGATGCAAAATTTCTAACTATAGTAGTAGGAAATGATTGGAAGACACCTTTTATCAACGCACAGGCAGAACTCAATGTATTACAAGGTAGTGTAAGTAAACAGGCAACTGCTGCAGAGTATGTTAAGTATCACAATGAATCCGTATTAAATAGAGAATTAAATCGTAATATAGTAAATGAAGCTCTTGCTGAATTAGAAGCTTCAGGCGCATATACAGAAGATAAAGCCACAGATGTTGTTAAAAGAATTAATGGGTTTGGAGCAGATTTATTTGATAAATTTACTGGTGAACCAAAACAAGAGTTATTATTTAAATCGGCAGTAATTGCAAGAAAATTAGAGCGTGTAGAAATAGCTAAACAAAAGATGAATCAGGCTCCTAAGCAAACTGATCAAGATGTACTTGAAATATTTTACAGAGAATATGTTGACAAATTAACCTCAGATCCCTCTAAACCGCTAGAGCGTATTGAAGCTGGAAAGAAATATATTAATACACAATTTTTAGATGCACCGCCCAGAATATCAAATAGTGATTTTAAATATTTTAATAACAAATTAAACTCATTTTCTCCAGAAAAATTCAAAATTCAAAATCCTCGTATGAGAGCTAGAGAGACTATAGATTCAATATTTAGAACCTCTAGTATGTTTAGTTCACAAATAATGATAGCTGCATCAGGAGGAAACTGGCAAGAAGGACGAGTACTTAGAGAAGCTTTACTAAATAACTTTGAAACAGCTTGGAAAGATAAATCTGAAGAATTTAAAGGAAATAATAAAGAAGCTTTTGAATGGGCCAATGAATACGCTAAACAATTAATCAATACAGAAGATAAAGATAATCCTCTGCCATCTGGAATTGTAGACAGATTAAAAATATGGACCGCTGGTATTATAGGTTCTACAGGTACTGGAACGCCTACAGGTTCAGGAACTATAAGTAATTCTCCAGGCGATCCTTCTGTTGAAGATCTAGCTAATAAAATAATAAGGAATCCATAATGGAAGAAATACAACCAACTACTGATCCTTTAAGAGGATTCAAAAGTTTTTCTTGGATGGAGGATGCTTTAAATCCAAATAAGGCTGCTCATCCTACCGCTGGTGCAGCACATACTATGTCCAGTAATGTAGATGGAAAAGAATATCTTTATCCTACAGTAAGAGCTAATAAAGAAGGAACTTTACAGCAATACAGTCCTGTTGATGCACAAAAATTAGCTATCGAAAACGATGACTTCTTATCCTTTGATTCTCCTGAATCGGCTACTGCATGGAGCAAAGACTTCTCTGAACAAATAGGAAACGCTAGAAGACCTGTGCAAATTGGAACTACTCAGGAACAGACAAAAGCACTCAATCCTAATGAGATAGATGCTAGACACCAAAAGTTCTTGGACGTTGCCGTTTCTATAAGTAATAGCGAAGACAGTCTTGATAATATGGATTCTTTGCTTCAACAGTTTGGAGATGAGGTAAATGTATTTGATCCTCAAACAGGTTACTTTGCAGGAATAGATCCAACAGTAATTTTAAAAGATTTTCAAGAAAAGTTTCCTGATAATGATAACACTACTGAAGGTGCAGAGATATTAAAAGATTTTTTAAAGAAAAGGATTAACACACAAAACTATCAAAAAATACTGCAGATTGCTGCTGGAGGAACTGGCAGAGCCGGAGATGAATTTGGAATTGATCTTGTCCGCATGATTGGCAGAGCAGGACATAACATAGGATCATTTGTATTAGGTATGGGAGGACAACTTCTTGCTGAACCTATGACTGCTATAGGAAGTTTATTTACTGATAGAAAAGAGGCAGAAGCATGGGTTAATGACGTATGGCGTTTATCTACTTATATAGACAGACCTAACGCTCCCAAGACTTTTGCAGGAAGAGCTGTAGAACCTATTGCAGAAGTAGCCTTAGCTTTTTATACAGGAGGAAAAGCTTTGAACGGCTTAGGAACTATTATAAATAAACATAATCGTTTCTTAAAGACTGCCTTAGAGAGGGCTAGATTAAATAATCCTAAAACATTTGCAGCAGTAAAAACTATTACACAAGAAGTTATTGGTTCACCAGTTCATGTTTCTCCAGAAAACACCCTAGGTGTATTCCTTAAAGAAGTAGGATTTGATAATGATGTAGTAAATTTTCTTATTGAGCAACCTGATGATGATGCGTTTATGAGAGCTTATAAGAATTCATTAAATGCGTTACTTCCAGGAACTGCTATTGCTGGAGCAGGACCAATAATCGCTATGGTAGGAAGAGGACTATATAACTGGAATAAACCTATTGCAAAAGAAATAGTAAAACAAACGGATACTTTCTTAGGAAAGATGAAGCACCTACGTTCAAAAGATCGTGCAGATAGAATTACAGATGGTTTAGAAGATCCTAATATTCAAGGTGCGTTGACTGATATACAGGCTGCAGGAAAAGTTCAAAAAGAGACATTAGCGGCATTAAAAAAAGTAAGATCAGATGATCCAAAAGCTGTAGATAAAGTTCTAAAGAAGAATAATTTATTATTAGTGGATGGAAGGTTAGTACCTATTGTTCAGAAACAATCAACAATTAGACCTAAAGATCAAAAAGTTGTTAATGAAGCAATAAGAAAGATGATAAAAGATCCTGATAGCTTAGACCTAGATAAAAACACTCAGGAATTTCTTAACGTAAAAAGAATAAGCTCTCACGATGGTAGAGTTAATTACATTAATCAGTTAGCTAAAGTAATGGAAGATAGCTATTTTAAAGATGTTAAGACTAATCCAGAAATAGCTGAACAAGCCAAAAGAATGCAAGATGAGTTACTTGCATTAGTAGGAGAAGATAACTTAGCTGCTTATTATAAAAACTGGGCTAATTCAACAGATCAGACTCCTGCTATGGCTGGAGCTATAAGACAATACTTATGGCAAGAAGGAAAACTTTGGAAGGATTCTTCAGATAGAATTGCAGAAATATTAAACGCAAACAAAGCTCCAAGCCCTGAAGAATGGGCTGATTACTATTTAGATGCTTACAGGTATATGGGATCTTTGGAGACTGATTTAAAAGTAGCTTCAAATATTTCTCGTACGTTATCGTACAGAAGACACTTAATTGGTGCAGAAGAAAAGACTTTATTAGAAGTAGTTAGAGGAGCAGCAGAATCAGGAAAAACAGGTCCAGAGGTTTTGGCTGATTTAGCTAAAAATGTTTCTAAAGCTGAAGATCTGCTTCAATTAAAGACTCAAATGAAAAATGAAACAGGATCTCTTTATAAGTTCTTTCATGGAAATAAAATGAAAGCTCAGAATGGCCTTCTATCAAATCTAACTACGCAAGCTGGTGCTACTCTTGGAATGACTGCTTGGTTTCTACAAACTGGACTAGAATCAGGTACAAAGGTAGGAGCAAATGCGTTAGGTAGAAAATGGTTTGATTGGACAGGATCTCAGTTTATGGGTAAAGGAGATGGATTTACTTTTAATGTTCTTAAAGCAGAGCAATATGGAACAGCACAAGCATTTATAGAACCCTTTCTAGGTAAAGGATACTTTGATAACTCTGCAATTGGATTATCTCTTCAAACTGGTAGAACTCTAAAAACAAGGTCTATAGGTTCTGTAGATGATGCTATGGAATTATCTGATACATATAGCCGTAGTAATATGCAAGGATCAGAAGTTAAGCAGATGATTTTAGGAAAAGAATTTACTATGGCTCCAGGAATTAATGCTGAGATGACTAAAATGTTTCCCGAATTACTAAATTTAGAAAAGAATGAAGTAGGGAAAGTCATGAAAACTGTATTCAATGGGTACGGATTTATACATAGTTCTGCAGGAAGAGGCTTAATTATGCAGGATCAAGCTTTTCGGACTCTTTTTGAAAGACGAGAAATGTTTAAATTAGCTGCTATTAGGGCTGAAAAATTAGTTAGAGAAGAGTTGGGTGAGAACTTAGCTAAGACTTCAAAAAGTGATTTTAATCGTATGGTAACTGTGATGCAAGAAAAAGTAATCACTAATTTACCTGATGATATTGCTCAAGAAGCTTCTAAAGTAGCTCAAGTTGGTTTGATGCAGGAAGCTCTTCCTAAACCTTTAAAATATGTAGAAAGATTAAGAGATCATACTTCTGATATTAAAGCTGCTAAAGATGCTCCACTAGCAGAAAAGATAAGTAAGAACACACAGAATATAGTTGTTAATTTAGGTAAAAACTTTTTATCTAGTAAAACAAATTTCATGCGTACTGCAGTAAATATTGTAAATCAACAACTATATGAAAGAGGACCGCTTAAACCTTTTAAAGTATTCTTTAATAAAGAGCAACGAGCTAAGTGGAATTCAGGAGATCCATCTTTTCGTCAAGATGTACTTGCAAAAACTGTTAGTGGTTCTGCCCTATTAGGTTTAGGCATGAGTCTTGGGAATAGTTATGGTGAAAGCGGTAATATACTGTACACAAAAGGAATGGACAGTTACGATCCTTCTAACTTTTACTTGAATCAAGTAGAAGGTACTGGTAGTTCTGAAATATTTATGAAAGCAGAAGATGGAACAGTAACATCTTTCAGTTTACTCCGAATAGATCCTTTAAATTATAGCCTTATGTTAGGAAGTATTTTAGGTAGTGCAAGGCAGAAATACCTTGAAGCAATGGTTGAACAAGTTAAGTTGCCTGATGGATCAGATGGACAACTAGAACAAGACTCAATAGATGAGTTTGAAGCATGGGACAATAAATTGTTTTTTGCGTTGGGACACTGGCTAACTCAATTGCCAATGGTAAAACCACTAAAAGATACCTTAGAGTCTGTAGCTCCAGCTTTCTCAGGCCGTCCTAATTCTTCATGGGATACTCGTCTTGCTAAAGAATTAGCGCAATGGGGAACTTATCTCAATCCTCTCGAAAATGGACTCACAGGAATCAGAAAATCTCTACATAAAACTTTTAATCCGAATAAAAGGTATGGACCAGCTTATGAAGACAAAGTTCCTCATACACTTGGTGAGAATGCAGCTATAAGATTGAAAGGCTCAGGAAAAGCTATAAGAGATCCAAGAAAAATGACGTTTAAAGAAAAGGACTTCTTTGATAAGTTAATTCAAGAGTATCAGGCTAAAGTAGAATCTATGACCATAATAGATACATCAAATATAAAGTATCCAAAAGTAGGTCAGGATGTAGTAGCTATGGTAGGTCCAGAAGGTAATTTACTACGTCATCTTCCTGGCTCATCTTTAGACAAACTTGAACTAGGACTTAAAAATATTTTACTTCCTTTTTATCCAAAAGTAGCTCAAAGAAGTGTGACTATGCAACTTATGATGGGTTTGGAAATTAAAGGAAATGGGGTAGGCAATCAAGCTTGGAAAGATCCTCGTAGATGGACAAACAAGCACTTAGGAGGTAAGTTTTCTTTAAATCAAAACCAAAGATACGCATGGGCTGTTTATGCAGGAGAACTCAATAAAGAAAGTTTTAATACTCCAGAGTACGAACAAGTTATTAGAAATATTGAAAACAATAAATATGATTTAGTAGAAAATATGCAAGAAAAAATGATGCATAAAATGATGATAGATACTCGCCTTCAAATAAACAACGAAATAGCTTTTACTAAGATGGTAAATCTAGAAGCTAATGTAGGTTTAATGCAAGAACTTAAAATGCAAGGATGGACTGAAACCATTCGTTTAAAGAATTAATCCCACCTTTATAACAAAATAAATAAACATGCCAACAACTGCGGAAATATCAGGACCATTTAGTTACAGTAGTGTAACTTTTAGTTCTAGTCCTAGTAATAACTACGATTTAGTAGCTAACAAAACAAAATTTGAGCCTTCAAATGGCGAGACTATACAGGTTTATTTAAATGGAACTTTACTTGCAGGAGATGGAACTAAAGGATCTTCAGTAGATGCTCTTGCTGCAAGTCAATTATTTTATGTAGACAATGTTACTACTCCTACTAAGGTACATTTAACTACACCTAATCATACTATTACAAGTGGTACAGTTCTCATAAAACGTATCTCAAACCGTTCAACTGCTCAAGTAGACTTTGCACCGGGATCAGTAATACGAGAACAAGACTTAGATTCTTCTACTAATCAAACTCTGCATGTAGCTCAGGAAGCTATGGATATAGCTCTACAAGGAATAGTAATTGGTGCAGACAATAAATGGGATGCTTCAACAAGTAGTACAAATAGAGTTATTAAGAATGTAGCAAATCCAGCAAGTGCTAATGATGCTGTAAATAAAACATATCTTGAGGACACATGGTTAACTGCTACGGACAAGACTAACTCTGCTACTGTCGCAGGAATATCTACTGAGATAGGTAGGTTAGGTACTACGGCTGCTGTTGCAGATATGGCAATCTTAGGAACCGATGCGGTAGTAGCTGATATGGCTATTCTAGGTAGTACTACTGTCACAGATGACATGGCTATTTTAGGTTCCACAACAGTAACAGATGACATGGCTTTACTAGCTGTTTCATCGGTAATAACTGATATGGACTTGTTAGGAGCTTCTGGAGTAATAGCAGACATGGATGCTCTAGGTGCTACAGGTGTAATAGAAGATATGGCATTGTTAGCTACTGCTGCTGTAGTAGAAGATATGTCTATTTTAGGAACTTCTGCCGTAGTAGCTGATTTAGCTATTTTAGGTACATCAGATGTAGTAACAGATATGAATGTGTTAGCTACTTCAGACGTAGTTGCTGATATGAATGTTTTAGGAACGGCAGATGTTGTAGCAGACATGAATGTATTAGGAACGTCTGACGTAGTAACTGACATGAACTTATTAGGAGTATCAGCGGTTATTGCTGATATGGCTTTGTTAGCAGTTCCGGCAGTTATTACTGACATGGATTTACTTGGTGCTTCAGGAGTAATAGCGGATATGGATTTACTTGGTGCTTCAGGAGTAATAGCGGATATGGATGCTATTGGAGCTACTGGAGTAATTGCAGACCTTGAAACAGTTGCAAACAATTTAAGTAGCATTAATGATTTTGCAGACAAGTATAGAATAGCTAGTTCTGCACCCAGTTCCAACAATGATGACGGAGACTTATACTACAATACAGCAACTAATCAACTTAATGTTCACGATGGTTCAGCATGGGGAGCTATTGGACAAACAGAAGCCCAATCAATTGTAACCGCAGATAACTCAGCAACAGCAATGGCAATCGCATTAGGATAAATAATGGCAAATACATTTAAGAATAGAACACTAAGAGCAGTAGGCACAAGTCCAGTAGACGTAGGTGCAGTAGTCGGAGCAAGCACTCAAACTACTTTAATTGGAATGACAGTAGCAAATATAACCGCTGGAGTAATATCAGTTACAGTCACACTTGGTGATGGCACTAACACAACCAACATAGTTAAGACAGCACCAATACCTACAGGTGGATCGTTAGTTGTTCTTGGAGGTGACCAAAAAGTCGTTCTAATGACAGGTGATAAAATTACTGTAACATCAAATACTGCATCAAGTGCAGACGTTATAATGAGTTTTCTGGAGATTACATAATGGCTTACTTAGGAAGAAAAGGAGCATCATCTCCGTTAACATCGTCAGACTTACCAAGTACTGCCACAACTGATGTAGAATTATTAGCAGTAAAACAAGATCTAACAACTGTTGCACTACGTCAAGCTATGGGTGATAACCATGTTGCTTACAATTTACCTAACTCATTTATAGACCAATTTGAAAGTGATTCAGGGATAGGGACTGAAACTGATGTTGACCGCTATGCAAGTGAATATGTAGGGGTTATATCAGATCCTAACACATTGTTTTTACTTCATGGTGATGGATCAGACGCTGGGACTACTTTTACTGATTCCAGTTCAAATAATCTATCTCCTAGCAGTACAATTGGTTCGGTTACTACACAAACTGCCGATAAAAAATTCGGCACTGCTTCAATTGATTTCCCTTCAGGTAATGCAGGATTGGTTTATGCCTCAAATAATGCATTTGATGTTAACACTTCCACAGATTTCACAATTGATTGGTGGCAAAAACCAGATGCAATTACAGGTCTTAATCAAATAATATTTCATCGTGATATAAATGCTAGCGGAGATGCAAACGCTGGGGAGATGTATGTTTTATCTGGGACAGATGGAAAATTATGGATCGGTTTTGTGAATAGTGATTATGACACTGGAGTCGTGTGTACCGCAGGTGCTTGGATGCATATCGCTCTAGTTTATGATCAATCCGCAAGCAAATTTTATGCTTTCCAAAATGGTGTCAATGTAAAGGATCTATCAAGTCCTACTGTCACAACGAATGCAACTGGTGTTTTTTCGATTGGGAGTAGTAATGGGGGAGCATTATATCCCTATGCCGGAAAGATAGAGGAATTTCGTGTTTCAAACATTGCTCGTTGGACTTCCACTGCTAGTTTTACTCCTCCTACATCTGCGTATACTACCGTAGGAGCAACGACAGGGACATTAATCGGAAATGCAAATGTACCATCAACTGCAAAAACTAAAGTCTCTGGTGTGATGCTGTATAAAGACGATGCCGGAACAGCAACAATTGGGACAGATTTAGAAATATATTTTACCTGTAATGGAGGCACAAACTGGACAGAAGCTACTTATACTGCGGTCACGCCCTTGTTTTCTACAGGAATCAAAATGATTAGACTCGGAGAGACAACGTGCACCTCTGGATCAGATATTCGTTACAAAGCAGTTTGGGCTAATCAATCGGCATCAAAATTAACACAACTTCACGGCATTGGAATTAATTACTAAAGGAAACAAAACATGAGCTATATTGGACAAGAACCCGGACAAGGACAAGCAGAAAGGTTTATTTACACTGCTACAGGCTCCGGCACAGTAGTTAGTAATGACGATGACGGCAGGGCGGTTGGATATACTCTGCACCAAGTATCAGTGTACCTCAATGGCGTGAAGCAAGTTATTCCAACAGACGTAGCGGCTTCAGACGGTAGCACAGTAGTATTCGCTTCAGCTTATGCTTCAGGAGATGTCATTGAAATCATTGCTCTGTCAGCATTTAGTCCTGCTAACACAGTCCCCAAAACAGGAGGTACGTTCAGTGGAAATGTCACTGCACCATCATTAATTCTGACACCAAGTTCTGCACCGTCAAGTCCGTCTGAAGGACAAATGTATTATAATAGTACGACTGATGTAGTTAGTGTTTATAATGGGTCTACTTGGGATCAAATAAGTAACGTAACATTCAATGCCACAGGCGGAACAATAACAACTTACGGAAGTTACAAAGTACACACCTTTACTACTTCAGGTACATTTACACCTAATATTTCAGGCACAGTTGACTATCTCGTAGTTGCTGGTGGTGCGGCTGGTGGAGACTCTAATACTAATTCTGGTGGAGGGGGAGGAGCAGGAGGTTTTAGAACTGCTGCTGGTTTTTCTGTTACTGCTCAAGCATATACAATAACGGTTGGTGGTGGTGGTACTGCTGGTACTAATGTTAGGGGAGCAAGTGGAGTAAATTCAAGTATAGGTTCTGCTATAGTTTCAATTGGGGGCGGTGGTGGTGGCGCACAAACAGTCAATGCGGCAGGAGTAGACGGAGGTTCTGGTGGAGGTGGGTCATATGCAACTGGAGCTGGTGGTGCTGGCGAATCCGGTCAAGGAAATGCTGGAGGTAATGTAAATGCAAATGGAGGTTCTGAAGCTGCTGGTGGTGGAGGTGGTGGTGCAGGTGGAGTTGGAGAGGTTGGATCACAAGCTGGTGATGCAGCCGCACAAGCTGGTAATGGTGGTGTTGGAGAAGATCAAGTTATGGGATTAAATGCTAACGATTCATTTACACTTTTAACAAATGCAAGTGCCGGACATTTAGATAACGGAGCAAGATACTTTGCTGGAGGAGGTGCTGGAGAAGCATATAGCTTAGGTGTAGCTGACGGTGGTGTAGGTGGTGGTGGGGCATCCGCAGTTGCTGGTACTGATTTTACAGGTGGCGGTGGCGGTGGAGGCAGCAATGGCGGCACAAATCGAACTGCTGGTTCAGGAGGTTCAGGAATCGTAATTATAAGGTATGCAATATGAGTCATTTCGCTAAATTAGACAACAACGTAGTTACACAAGTAATCGTAGCTGAACAAGATTTTATCAACTCAGGAAAAGTTGGTGACTCTTTCTTATGGGTTCAGACTTCATACAACGGCAACTTTCGTAAACAGTATGCTGGCATAGGATACACATACGACAAAGTCAATGACATATTCATTTCACCAAAGCCTTATCCATCATGGGCTTTAGATAGCTCTTTTGATTGGCAACCTCCTACGGCAATGCCAGATGATGATAAAATGTACAACTGGAACGAATCAACAACAACATGGGATGAGGTAACAGAATGACAAGAGCAAGAGAAAATGCAGACGGAGCAAGACTAGATGCTCCATTAGCAAGCCCAGTGCTAGTAACTCCAAACTTGGGGACACCTAGTGCTGGAGTCATGACCAATATGACAGGTGCAGTTACTGCTTCATTGGTTGATGATGCCGTTACATTAGATAAGATGGCTTCAGGAACTGACGGCAACATTATAAGCTACGATGCTTCAGGCAATCCAGTGGCTATTGTAACTGGAGATGACGGTCAAGTTCTTACTTCTACTGGAGCAGGATCACCTCCAGCTTTTGAAAATGCATCTGGTGGACTTTACTCAGGAATGGCAATTGTTCAAGAGGTACAAGCCTACGGAGTACATGGAGGATCCATTACGTCTGGTGCTTGGCGTACTAGAACTTTAAATACTGTAGCTTCAGATATTCAAAATATTGTAACAATTTCAGGAACATTAGGATTTTATGTTAATGCCGCAGGAACGTACACATTCATGTGGACAACAGTTGCCGCTGGTGTTAATACATTTAACAATAGAATTCTTAATGTAACTACTGGCACAGGTTATCAGGGAGTGATTATACAAACAGGGTCACACGTCACAACTAATCAAGGATATGCTGTCATCCCTTCAGTGGCTACTAACACTACGTTCCGATTACAGACTCGTGTTCAGACCACCAATGCAGGTGGTGCAGCTCTTGGTTATTCTTATGATAATACATCCAGCGATGCGCCAATTTATTCTCAAGTAACAATTTTCAAACACGCTTAAAATTATGGATATAGCACTAGCAGTAGAATATTTAGGATTGAATAATAATGAGTATCTGCTTAATCAAACAAATTCTCCTAATCAACTAACAGAATGGTATGGCCCAGATACTAGACCAACTGATGCTGAGTTGGAAACAGCTTGGACAGCATATAAGCCTATCGAAGCACTCCGGCAGTTAAGAGATAAACGTAATTTATTACTGGCAGAAACAGATTGGTGGGCTAATTCAGATTTAACAATGACATCAGATCAGACAGCTTACCGTCAAGCGCTGAGAGACTTGCCAAGTACAGCATCTCCATCGCTAAATGACGGACTTGAGCTAACAGGCGTAGCATGGCCTACTAAACCATGAACACTCAGCTACTTTTTGCATTTACAATAATAGTCTCGATACTAGGCTGGACTTTAATGAGTGTCTCACAGCTACAATCTGAAGTCCTTTTAAACGGTTACAAAATTCAAGTAAACACTAAAATGCTAACAGAGATGTATGAAAAAACTCGTTGAAATAGCTGTCCCAGTTGTGTTAGGACTCGTTGTTGGACTGCTCATTTCAGTAGCTCTGGCTAAAGCTGAACCTCCTAATTTTGACCAGTATGGTTATAGGCAAAGTCCTCATCCACAGCAACAAGAGAGCAGCGCAAGCACATTGATCGACGATCTGATACAGCTATTTATGGCTCAAGGTTTAGCCGGAGGAATTATAGTAATTCTTGGTATATGGGCCTTTAGGACGGATCGTGATAACCGAAACCAACAGAAAGAAAGTTTTACTAAGTTTGTTGAGTTAAATGCAGAATGTAATTCAGCAATGTCCACAGTAGCTGCAAGGCTTGAAAATATAGAACGAGAACTGGAAGCCAGTAAACAGTTACAGTTACTAACCTCAAGGAGTTAATATGAAATACGGAAAGAAACCAAAAAAGGAAACAAAATGATTGCTATCTTAGCACCTCTTATAGGTGGAACTGTAAAGACTCTCTGTATGTCGATGCTATCAGAGAAGCTTTTAAAAGAAGTAATTTTAATTCTTCTTACTCGTTTAGTAAAATCTACGGATAACGATTTAGACGATCAGATACTTGCAAGTTACAAGCAACAGATAGGGAAATGAAAGAGTACAATGGGAAAAAGAAAAAACTTAAAAATAAAAAGTAATGCCCTCGCTCATCTATCTGATAAAGAAGTCTCTCAAAATGAAAAGGAGTACTATGATGCTAATAATACGCAGAATTTAATATTAACTCCTACTCCATTTAAAACTCAATATGGTAGAAAAGTTTACAAAGATCAAAATGGAAATCAACATTCCGAAAGCTCTATAACAGTTCAAAGCTCTAATAAAAAATGGATGAATATTCCTTCTATTTATAATGGAGAGTATGTTAATGATGACTTAGCAAAAGATATAATTGAAAGTAATAACTTTATTGATCCTGAAACTAAAAAAAAGATTAAAACTTTTGACACTGTAAAAGAAGCTGTAAAAGAAGCTATAAAAAGAAATCGTTCATTAAACAACGATAATCAATCTTGGAATAAATTAAAGATAAAGAAATAAATGGGAATATCTAGTAAAAACTTTAGTAACAAAGAACTCTCATGCTCACACTGTAATGAGAACCACTTTGACCAAGCTACCTTAGATGCCTTACAAGGACTCAGGGAAGCTCTTGGTAAACCTTTAAAGATTAGTTCAGCTTATAGATGCCCGGCTCATAATGATACTGTTTCAGGTTCAGGCACTACAGGACCACATACCACAGGTAAAGCTATTGACATCCTATGTTCTGGTAAGTTTGCTCATGAAGTTCTGAGCTTTGCCATGATACGTTCCAGTGTTTGGAAAGGAATTGGTATAAGTCAAAAAGGTAAGCAGTCTTCCAGATTTATTCACTTGGATACAATTGAAGGACACAATAGACCTTGGATATGGAGTTACTAAATGACTTTAAAGATTCAGTCTAGATATAGAAAAACTGACTCTAAGAAAACAGGTGGTAAGACTACTAGGAAATCTGCTAAAGAATATGGACGAGAGCAACTAAAAGTCCAACATGAAGCGGACAGGGTTAAAGGTGAAGAGTATGTTAAAGTACTTAATGAGGGATTAAAGATTAAAAAAGAGAAAGTTAGACAGGATGCATTAAAAAAACTTAGAGATGCACCTGATCCTCTAGTAGATAAAGAATTGTTCATACAAGATTATCATAGAACTCAGGAGGCACATGGTCGTTGGGTACAAGGACTATTAAAAAAAGGTGTAGATTTATTTTCCTTAACTCCTACACAATCATTAGGAAATCCTACAAATGATTTTAGAGAACGATGGGGATACCCATTATCAGCAGAACCGGGATCGCACAAAAGACTATTGGAAATGAGAGCGTTGACCGATGAATATGATGCCTATGCGAGGCAAGACCTAAAAGAAAGGAAAGATAGATTAGAAGAGCGTGAAAAAACAGATGAGGAAAGAAGGTACAGACGTTATAAACGAGATATGACAGAAAAACGTGATTCAAATACAATATAAAAAGTGAGATATGGAAAATATAAAACTTAGTACACTGTATGATGCTGTAGCAGATGAGTTATTAGCTAAGATACAATCAGGAGAAGCTAAACCTGCTGATCTAGCTGTAGCAGTACGTTTCTTAAAAGATAATGATATTACTGCTATACCTATTAATGATAATGCTTTACAACAGTTAATGGAAAGTATGCCTTTTCCAAGTGATAAGGATATAAAAATAGGTAAAAACTCTCTAACTAATTAAAGCATGAAGTATATAAACAAGAATTTAAATTTAGGTACAGAAGGTCGTCCTTCTAACTTAATAGAAAAAATAGGCGGTTCAGGCGGCGGTGGTGGTACGTTAAAGTCTCTCTCACGTAAAGCTAGAACTGCTACTCAATTAGAGAGTGTGGATGAGTGGGATGTGGCAATTGAACAAATATTTGAAAAACCTTATCTTGACCGTATGAATCTTGAAAGTTGGGGAAATGGTAATCTAATTACGCATCATAATAAACCTATGAAATATGCTAATGGTGAACAAGTACCACAAGCACAGCAGTTCTTTCATGGAACTCCTACTATGATAGGTAATAAGTTTACACCGTGGAAATCTAGAAATGAAGGTAAACCGTATAATGCACGTGATGCTGGCTACTATGGTAGCGGTACTAGCTTTACTTCTAATGCAAATGATGCAAAAATATACAGAGATAGTAAAGATGAACAGTGGAATGAAATACGTCCTACTGAGATACAAGAAATAAGAGATGCTAATGGTGGTATATATGAGCCTGAGATAGTAGCCGTTTACTTAGCTCCTACCAAACCTTTAAATATAGCAGTGTATGGTCATGAGTTAGGCTGGATAAGAGATCCTAAAGACTACACGCTTATATTAACCGCTACACGTAGATTAATAGAAAAAGAAAGTAAAAATAAACCAAATAGAGAAGAACTTTTAGATTCGTTTGACCGAAAAGTTATTGAGACATATGCAAACGCTACTGACCTAATAGAGACTCATGCAGCAGTAGGTGACGATGGTAGTTTCAATCTAGAAGCAAATGATCCTTCTGAAATATCAGGTCCGAATTCTATGTTTCCTGAAGAAAAATGGAGGTGGAAGAATCGACATCCTACACGAAGAGGGGAACTAAACATGGAAGAGTTCTCATCTTATATAGAGTCAGGTGACTTTACTGAGATAGCTAGAGAGGCAGGATACTCGGCATCATTGATCCAGTACCATCCAAAAAGTGATAAGATTCAAGATGGAGCAGATGAGTTTGACATGGAAGCATATCATGAAGTAATTATTTATGGTCCAAAGCAGATTAAAGGTGTCAAAAACAAAGGGACATTTGATGATACAGAAAACTTAAACACACAGAATACACCCGTTAAAAGTACTCAAACAGCATAAGTAGTTAAGTTATTGATTTTACTATGTATGGCTAATAAACTCCCCTTATAGTTATGGGAGGGGGTTAAACATATATAAAAGGAAGGTATGAAAACAGTATCAATTATCATCGTAGTACTTCTACTACCTATTACTATATATTCGACTGAGGTTCAATATGGATGATAAATTAAAAGACTTTAGGAATTTCTTATTTATTTGTTGGAAACACTTAAATTTACCTGATCCCACACCTGTTCAATACGATATAGCTACTTTCTTACAGAATAAACCTAAACGTGGAGTCATTGAAGCATTCCGTGGAGTAGGTAAAAGTTATATCACTTCTGCGTTTGTCTGTCATACACTTCTTCTTGATCCTGAATATAAAGTTTTAGTAGTATCAGCGTCAAAAGTTAGATCAGATGATTTCTCTACCTTTACACAACGTCTTATACACGAAATACCTATTCTTCAACATCTAAGATCTAGAGAAGGTCAAAGACAATCAAAGGTAGCATTCGATGTAGGACCAGCATTAGCTTCACATTCGCCCTCAGTGAAAAGTGTAGGTATAACTGGACAGTTAGCTGGTAGTCGAGCAGATCTTATTGTAGCAGACGATGTAGAGGTTCCTAATAACTCTATGACACAGTCAATGAGAGATAAATTGTCTGAGGCAGTTAAAGAATTTGATGCGATATTGAAACCTAATGGAGCTATCATCTATCTTGGAACTCCTCAAACGGAGATGTCACTCTATGAAACACTACCTGAAAGAGGTTACTCAGTACGTATATGGCCTTCAAGGTTTCCAACAAAAGAACAAAAGGTTAGATATGGTGATAAGTTAGCTCCATTCATCATGGAATCAGATAAAATAGGTGAACCTACTGATCCATTACGTTTTGATGATGATGATTTAACAGAAAGAGAACTATCATATGGTAGATCAGGCTTTAACCTTCAGTTTCAGCTAGACACAAGCCTGTCAGATGCCGATAAATACCCTTTAAAGCTGAATGATCTAATTATAATGTCTTTAGATGGTGATAAAGCTCCTGAAAAGCCTGTATGGTCAAGAGATCCTGAAAATAAACTGACTGATCTACCTAATGTAGGTCTTCCGGGTGATGGTTACTACTCTCCTCAAACAAAAATAGGAGAATGGTTAGAATATACAGGCAGTGTACTCTCAGTTGATCCTAGTGGTAGAGGTAAAGATGAAACAGGGTATGCTGTAGTAAAGATGTTAAACGGTATTCTCTATGTTACCGAATGTGGTGGACTACAAGGTGGATACAAACAAGATAATCTACAAACACTAGCAGTTATAGCAAAAAGAAACAAGGTTAATCTGGTTCTTATAGAGTCTAACTTTGGTGATGGAATGTTTATGGAACTGTGGAAACCAGTTCTACGGAAAGTACACGATGTTACTATGGAAGAAGTAAGATCTAATGTTCAAAAAGAAAAAAGAATCATAGACACTCTTGAACCTGTGATGAATCAACATCGACTTGTTATTGATCCTCAAGTAATTGAAAAAGATTTACAGACTGTACAACGGTATCCAAGTGAAAGTCAAGTTAAGTACATGCTCTTTCACCAGATGACAAGGATTACAAAAGATAAAGGTGCTTTAATACATGACGATAGGTTAGACGCTCTTCAAATGGCAGTAGGATATTGGGTTGAACAAATGGCGACTGATGCAGATATGGAAGTGATAGTTCGTAAAGATAGGTTACAAGATGAACAGCTTGAAAGATTTGTAAAAGGTGTTATGAGTCAAGAGTATAAAGAGACATCAAACGTCTGGATGAATATTTAGTAAAAAAATGTGAAGGGGTATATTATACGTGAATCTACGGGGTTTCCCCCTTCCATATTTAAAAAAAAGCGCACCAACTACCACATTTTCAACAAATGAGCAAGACAATTCTGAGATTTTATCCTGCCAGCAAGCAAATATGAATGAGGGTATCAGATGTGAAAGGAAGTAGCAAGAGGTTTAAGAGTTTAGCCTGTCTTTCTCTTGTATCTGTGTTTTTTTTCTACCTAGATCAAGCTATTGCAAGGTCTAGTCATTTATTTTCACTATTTAAAAGAAAAAGCTTGAGGTATATGATTGGGTATGATCTAATGGAAATAACAAATCAGCCAAACCAAATTGATAAACAGCATTCGCAAGAACGGCACAATTTAAAAACTGATTTGCTAGTTTAATTACTTCAATTGATTTGATTTAAAATTAAATGATTTTAACTTGATATGTTTAAAATAAGTAGTATAATTGAAGACAGATAAAATTAGTTCTTTGAAAATTGAATCCGGTTTGCAACTTTTGGAAAGCTTTAAACTTTTTGAAAGGACGACATGGAAAGAAAAAATAAGAATCAAAGACAATTGTTACATTCAGCAATGTACCTTATAAGGAGCATTCTTAAAGATGATTACGTATTAAAAGCTGATCCTAAAGTCATTAAATTGATGTTAGAGGACGCAAATTTAGATGTAATGAAATTAAATGTGAGAAGGATAGAATCAAAAGTTTGGTAAACTCATTAATCTAAAGCTTTCCAACGGTTGCAAATCGGTTAGTTCTTTGAAAATTGAATCTGAAAGTAGAGTGTACCTAGTTTGAACCATGTATACATCTTAAACCATGTTACACAACTAGGAGAACAATATGAGATTTAAACACTTTGATAAGCCCGAAGTCATTAAGATTGATGATATGGTAGTAATTCCAATACCACAATTACCTGACGGTGTGAGTCCACAAATGAGCGGATTCTGGAACGCTATGCAAAAGCGTAAACATTTTAGACTAAGGCAGAAGAATTAACTTGATACTATAAATCACATGGTTCATACTAGGTACACTTAGTAAGACAAGTTCTCACTTTGAGTAGTAGACAAGAAAGGAAATGTTATGGAAATACCATTTGATGTTTTAGGTACTACTCAAGACTCTAAGCCTTTTGTAAGTATGGCACGTTATGTACCATATACAGAAGAAAACTTAGAGTTCGCTAGAAAGCTCGCTATGGCACGTTACAAATGTAAGCGATCTGATATAAGGGTAAGGTGGAGAAATTGGGTTGGTGGACGTGGTCACCATCCTATGCACCTTATTAAACGTGAGGCAACACACTTTGATGTCTACCATCAGCCACGTAGACCAAAAGTACAGTATACCACAGATATGTTTGGTCATATTATACCAATATCTTAATCTAATTATAATCTGTAGTCTACTACTCAAAGTGAGAACTTGTAAATCATTAGTAGCGTGTATCATCTTGGAGAGCGTAAGAGCCACGTTTCTGTACGATTCGTAGAGCAAATAGCCTAATAGCAATGTTCACGCTACTATTCAATCTCATAACTTGTAATGGAGTCATATGTACAATCTTCACAATCCGAAGGTTCGTAAATATGCTCAAACGAGTCCTAAACACCTTGAATGGGTGTTGGCGTTTGTGTTCTCTACTATCAGAGTACAAACATCAAGACTACCTATCATGATGAAAGAATACCGCAAACGTGGTCTAAATTCATCTTGGATTTGGGGTAATAAAGTTGCAGGTCTGAACTATGTTAGAAAGAATAGAACTGACTTGTACACTCGTATGATGCAGATTATACGTTCCAACAAAAAGGATATGGAACTTGACTTGATACTTCTATTTCTTGAAGTGCCGGGTCTAGGTTTACCAAAAGCAGGTTTTGCTTGTCAATTAGTAGCAGGTAAGGTAGGATGCATGGATGTGCATAACATTCGTAAGTTCTTACCAGATGTAGATGCCTCAGTTGGTACACCTACATACTTTCAGACATCAGGTAATCCTGATTATATAAAAAGAAAGAAAGCAATAGCATATATCAAACTATGTAAGGATGTAGGAGGATGTAAGTTCCTATGGAATGTATGGTGTACCGATAGATCGGTGGACTATCCTAAACATTTTCCAACACCTTTCAGTGTATCCGCTGTCCATGAATCTATATGGAAGTAAATGATTATAGTAGAGTGATTTTAAGAGTAGTGACCTTAATTTATGATCAGACTTAATAACTTTGCCAACACTGGGAGTTATCTGATGATGTCTTATGAATGTAAGATTCACTCTGCTTTATATGTAAACCTCCTTTCACACAACTATAAGGGAGGTTAATTAACTTAGTGAATAATTTCAATAAGGTAAGTATGTTAGAAAGATCAACTTTCCACGGTGATGATGAGGATTATAAATATCCTTATAATCATAGATATGACGAACCTGACTCAGATCGTGGTGGGTCAGATGAATTTCATGAGGAGGACTAATTGCCCACAAAATCAATGCTAGAAGAAGCAATAGCTAAATTCTTTGACAATTGTGATACTGATTATCTTCAGTCTGTGAATGATGAAGTATCCACTTTTGAGGAAGACTATGAAAACTCTTACATAGAGGAGGGACTAGAATGATTAAACCTATAATCACAATTAAAGAACGTGAATCATACGGTGTAGCACGACTCTATCCTACTAATAAACTAGGTAAGGATTTTGCACAACTGTTGAACAAAAAGACTCTAAATGTAGATGAATTAAAGTTCCTACATACTTTAGGTGTAGAAGTGACTATGGATAAAGAATGGACATCTGTTAGTCTACCTTTTGCATCATAACCTTAATACAAGGAAAACATGGCTAGAGAATTAAATCCGTGTGCCAAAACAGTAGGACTTGATAATCCTTACGAAGTATGGCAGACTAAAGATGGTAGCTGGACTTGGAAGGTCTTGAAAAAGTATCAGTCACCTACCAATGAAAAAAAGAATATAGAATTAGCTCGATGGTTTATAGGCTGTAAAAGTCCGTATACACATAACACATGGGATATGGGTGATGAGTACGTGATGAATATTCAAAAAATGGCCTTTAAGGTATCATAAAATACATAGACAGATACTCCGCTAAAACTGATCGGTTGAAGCAATGCGTTTGCGGCATAAAGATCGAGTTTTCGCCTAGTGTCTGTCATGTAAAAACTTGTAACGAATAGTACTTTCCGTGAAAGTCGGACTAGGACATAAGAATGCACGTTGAAAACAATATACGTGGTTCGCTGTAATCGGTACAGTAGTTATGTAAATGGGGAGGTTTTAAATCACGCCAGCGTGGTTAGTTTACAACCATATCATTTTATAAAAGGAGAACTACAGCTATTGGGAGAGTGTCTACGTCCATCCCTAATATAGAATGTAGGTGGAGCCTGAGTACAGCACGGAAAAGGCGGGGAACTACTAAAAAAGGATCAAATGAATATATTTTATTTAGATAAGCGTACTTACAATTGTGCTAAAGACCACTGTGATAAACACGTGGTTAAAATGATTTTGGAGTATGCACAGCTACTTTCAACAGCACACCGTATAATGGATGGTGACGAAGGTAAGGACGGCATGTACAAAGCCACTCACAAAAATCATCCTAGTGCGGTGTGGGTTAGGCAAAATAGATGTCACTACCGATATGTCTATAACTTGCTTAGATACCTTTGTGAAGAGTATACTCAAAGGTATGGTAAAGTACACAAGACAGCTACCTTACTCCCTTTACTTAGAAGCTGTCCAAAGGCATTAGAGACAGAACTGTGGGACTTTTGGGAACCACCTCAGTGTATGCCTGACGAGCACAAGTCAGTTAATACAGTGGAAGCTTATAGAAAGTATTATCAAGTAGAGAAATCATATATGGCAGTTTGGAAACATTCACCTGTGCCTAAGTGGTTTAGCTACACTATAACAGTATAATTGATGAAACTATGCTCAGAGTAGATTGGGAAACACATTTAGAAGTGTTAGAACATGAATATAAATTAGCTATGATGTGTCGTGATGTTGCTACACTTTATTACTTGACTAACCGTATCAGAGATGTTAAAATAGTTAAGTTACCAGTAGTGAAAGGAAGTAAAACGAGTGCCACTACTATAGCACCTGATAATTAATATGGGGAAGTATGCAATCTAGATAAGCAATCTGACTGTAAATCAGATGTCGAATGACATAGTAGGTGCAAATCCTACCTTCCTCACCAACTATGAAAGGAGGTGATCATTAAAATCTTAATTTTACTATTCATTGTATATTCGTATGTATCGTTTTACAGTGAGTGGAACACATTCTTATTAGCGAGATAACATGGAAGAGTATATAAAAATAAAATATTATAGTAAATCGATGGGTGAAGCAATTGATATTGAAGAGATGAACCCACAGCATTTAAGTAATGCTATTCATAAAGCTGTCAAAGGAGATTATCCAATAATGTTTGAGATACATAAAACTACCATAGAAGAAGTTGTCTGGGCAAGTGCAGATATTCACCCACGACAGATAGTAGAGTAATGACAAAAACTGAACAGTTAAAGGATCACTTGAAAAGGTTAGAAGCACTACATAAACAATCTAGAGGAGGTAAATGAAAGTATATATAGTCAGAAATACGTTAGATGAGGAGTTCATTGATGGCGAATTTAATGAAAGTTCAATACTAGGTATTTTTAGTACAAAAGATTATTTCACATTATTTCAAATAGTGAATGAGGCTATTGACGCTTTTACATTGGCTTTTACTGAGTTACCACCTGAGACAGGCGTGTTTTTTACACGTGGTGGAGAAATAGAATTTGAGGCCGAAGATCCAGAAGTAGCTCCAATTTCATTTGACTCCAATCTCATAGAGATAACAGAGTCACTCGGAGCTTACTTAAATGAAGGCGTAGATTGGAAAATGTGGATCATGAAGAGAGAGAAAATTTGGTGGACTCATGTAGAGAAACCTTACCTATTAAACTAAGGCGTAGATGTTGTTTATTGCATATATTATAATATTCGGAAGTATGGTGTACATACTTAGTTTACATTGGTTATTCATTTTCATATAAAAAGGAAGGCATGAACATATTTGAAGAACAGAGAAAACTAGAAGAAGATATGATTGAATTCGGAATTGAGAAGTTCCGTAAACAAGTGAGAGAAGCAAAAACTACGAACTCCGAATCAACATCTTTGCATGGTATTCTATTGATGAAGCAAAGTGTAGATAAGTTTTCCCGAAAAATTGATTCTTTCATTGGTGAAGCTTTAGAAGGTGGAGCAGGTAGAAAAGCACTTGCCGCACCTTTCCTTGCTATGCTGGACTCTGAGGTGACAGCATTCATTACTTTACGATCTATCATGGATGGAATATCTAAATCACAAAAGCTGACTAATTTAGCTTTTAAGATTGGACAATCATTAGAAGATCAAGTGAAGTTTAACTTATACAGAGATGGAGATAAGCATTATTTCGATTATCTGATGAAACAAGTTGGTAAAAGATCAGCATCACGGCATTACCGAAGGTATGGATTGCTAAAGCATTGTAAACATAAGATTGATGTAGAACATACTGAGACTTGGACAGTTACAGAACGTATTCAAGTAGGTTTAAAGTGTGTAGACTTATTAGTACGTGGTACTGGACTTGTTAAAGTAGTGACAATGACTAAAGGTAGAAAGAGAAAAGAACTTACTATTCTTCCAACTAGTGCTACTTTAGATTGGATTGAGAAAATAAATAGCAAGGGAGAATTACTTTCACCTGCCTATTCACCTATGGTATGTACACCCTTAGAATGGACTTCACCTTATAGTGGAGGATACCTAACAAAAAGAATAGGGTTTATCAAGACAAGTAACAAAAATATAGCTAGTGAATTAGCTTATCATGATATGAAACAGGAGTACAGTTGTGTCAATGCACTACAGAATACTAAGTGGAAGATAAATAAGAAAGTGTTAGATATAATGACTGAGGCATCTACTCATAGCATAAGTATTGGCTCATTACCAGACAAAACTGAAGCCACTATTCCACCTTGTCCAGCTTCCAAAGGAATGAGGAAAGCAGATATGGATGAAGAGATGTACAAAAAGTTCATAGATTGGAAGACAGTAGCTTCAGAATGCTATGCTGAGAACGTGAGGAGAAAATCCAAGATACTACAGTTCATGCGTACAATTAAAATGGCTGAAAAATTTTCTAAGTTTGATGGTTTTCATTTTCCTTACCAAGTAGACTTCAGAGGTAGAAAATACACAGTATCATCCTTCCTTACACCTCAAGGAACTGAATATGCCAAGGCATTACTAACTTTCTCAAAGAGTTTACCAATTGAGAACCAAGAGCAAGCTGATTGGTTAGCCATACATGGTGCTAATTGTGCTGGAGTTGATAAAATCACTTTGCAAGAAAGGGTGGATTGGGTATATGAACATGAAGAACAGATTCTAGGTGTAGCTAAACACGGACTAGACTGTGACTTCTGGAAAAAAGTTGGTGATCCGTGGTTATTCTTAGCTTTCTGTCATGAATGGGCAGGATTTAAACGAGAAGGTTTTGGTTACAAGTCAAGTTTACCTATAGCCTTAGATGGAAGTAACAATGGGTTACAGCATTACTCAGCGATGTTACGATGTAAAGTTGGTGGTCATGCGACTAATCTTATGAATAAAGAACAACCACAAGACATATATCAAGATGTCGCTGATCATGTTTTAAGGACTGTGAGGCGAGAGATGGAAGAAGGTGATGAAATGGCCGAGAAGTGGTTAAATTCTGGACTCATCAATCGTAAGATGACAAAACGGCCTGTTATGGTGGTTCCTTATGGTGGAACTCGGTTTTCATGTAGAAGTTATGTAGAAGAGTATGTGAGAGAGTGTATATATGAAGGTTTGGACTATCCGTGGGATAAAAACCTTCCATTATATGTACCTGTGAACTGGATCACTACTAGAGTATGGCAAGCTATTACAGATGTTGTAGTTAGTGCGAAAGAGGCTATGGATTGGATTAGAAAAGTATCAAGTATAGTTAGCAAACAAAATTACCCCTTGATATGGTGGATACCTTCTGGTATGATAATACATCAACAGTACAAGGATATATCCAAGAAAAAAATATTCACTCATATTGATGGTGTGTTAATCAAACCTACTATACAGATGGAAGATGATTCTGGAATAGATAATCGAAGATCGGTGAATGGTTCTGCACCTAACTTTGTACACTCGTTAGATGCTTGTGCATTGACTTTCACTGTAAATATGTGTGTGGATGTAGGTATACAATCATTTCAAATGATACACGATTCATATGGCACACATGCCGCAAAAACACCACAATTAGCTTCATTATTAAGAGAGGCATTTGTTAAGCTTTATCAAGAATTTGATCCTCTTGAAGAGTTTAAACAGTCAGCTTTGGAAGTGGTTGATTACGTTCCCAACCCTCCAAAGAGAGGTGAGTTAGACATTACAGAGGTGCTTGATTCTAAGTATTTCTTTTGTTAATTAACTACCCTTATAGTATTCAAATGAATATATCATTTGGATTTAAATTAGCAACACCATTTAAGGAGGATAATAAATGGCAGATAGACAAGTATCACCGTCAGGTAAAGTGGCGTGGGCATATCTTGAACGACCTAACACTAAGTTTTCAGAAGAGGGTGAGTATCAGTTAGCATTCACTATGCCACGTAAGGAAGCTAAGAAGTTCATGGCTACCATTGATGAGTGGATGGACTCTTCACAGAAGGAGTCAGGAGCAAAACAATTAGCAAATCCACCCTACAAAGAAGATGGGGATGATGTGCTGTTTAAGTTCAAGCAGAAACCATTCTTTAAATCTAAGAATGGAGAGAAACGAAAGGCTACTGTCCGTTTGATTGATGCTAAGTTGAAACCTTGTAATGTTTCGCTTGGAAGAGGTTCAGATGTGAAAGTATCATTCCGGCCTAACTTCTGGTTTGTTCAAGGTGGAGCAGGTGTCACATTATACATGGATGCTGTTCAAGTTATAAACCTAATTCCTTATAACCCTATTTCAGATATGGGTTTTGAAGAGGAAGAAGGTTTTACAGACACCTCTGAGTCAGTTACGGATGAGTTTAAACAGGAAAAAGAAGAAGATGAGGACTTCTAAAGGTTTCCGTAACCAATTTGAAGACAAGCTAGGTTCCTTCCTAGAGGAAAGGCGTATAGCCTATGAATACGAAACACTTATTCTAGGTTATACGCTGGAAGGAAAGTATAAACCAGACTTTATTCTACCAAATGGCATAATTATTGAGGCGAAAGGGTTTTTTAGAATCACAGCTCAAAGAATTTTGAGAGCTATCAAGAAACAACATCCTGAGTTAGATATTAGGCTAGTGTTTTACGACTGGAATAAAAAGGTTCAAGGTTCTAATTTAACATGTAAAGCGTGGGCTACAAAATATGATTTTAAATTTGCAAACCAAAATATTCCTGAAGAATGGATAGAATAAATAGAAGAGAAACTAAGTATATAATTATACATAGCAGTCAGACACCACCTAGCCTAAACCTTGATGTTACAGATATGAATAAACTACATAGACAGAAAGGGTTTTTGAATGTGGTACATCATCTTCTCATAAAGAGAGATGGTACATTAGAAACAGGGAGAGAGCTAGAAGAAGTAGGAGCACACACCGAAGGATATAACGATACGTCTGTGTCTGTGTGTCTAATCGGTGGAACTCTTACAGATTCAGAGTTTGAACCTCGTTTAAATTATACATCAAAGCAATGGCAAGAGCTAAAAGAAAGTGTCATGTGGTTGAGACATACATATCCTCAGTCAACTATCTTAGGATTTAATGAGATAGAACCGTCACAACTCTCACCATACTTTGATGTTCAATCATGGTTAGATTTCTAATAGGAAGGATAGTATGGGTAAGGGTATATTAAATAGAGGTACGCAGGTTCATCGTACAAATAAGAAGACTATGAAAAAGTTTGTCTTAGATGAGGAACTCGACATGGAAGAGACATATAAGTTCCAACAGATACGGACATACATGGATAGAGATGACTTGTCAGGTAAGAACTATAAAGTGGATGATGTCAAGGTTCAATTTGACGCTGAGACTTTGCCAGAGGTACTAGATCAAATAAAGTATTTTTTAGTGAGTTGTGGATACACATATATCAACTCAATATCGGCAACTTCTAAACTGGATGAAAAAATATGGAACTCTTCGGAAGAGAGAGTGTAGAAAGGGAGGACTCTACATTAATTAATCACATCCCTTGTCCTAGCTGTGGATCTCAAGATAATCTCGCCATGTATGATGATGGTCATGGTTACTGCTTTTCACCCGGATGTGGTTATCACCAAGCAAAAGGTGGTGAGAAACCAATCACACAAAGGAAGGAAAAAATGAAAATGGATTTTGTAACTGGAGACAGAGTACCTCTTCAGAAGAGATGCCTGTCACAAGACACAGTTAATAAGTGGGATTACCAAATAGGTACTTTTAAAGGTAAGAAAGTACAGATTGCTAATTATCGTAAGGCAGGATCAAGTGAGGTAGTAGCTCAGAAGTTACGTTTCTCTAATAAAGATTTTTTATTCATTGGAGATACTAAACAGGCTAATCTTTTTGGTAAACATCTTTTTTCCAAAGGAAAGATGATTGTAGTTACTGAGGGAGAGATTGATGCTATGTCAGTATCACAAGCACAGGGTAATAAGTGGCCAGTTGTTAGTATTGCAACAGGTTCAGGTGGTGCAAAGCGTTGTCTACAACGTGAAATAGAATATTTAGAAGGGTTCGATACTATAATCTTGATGTTCGATCAAGATGAGGCAGGAAAGAAGGCCGTAGAAGAGTGTGTGCCACTGTTTTCACCCGGAAAAGTAAAGATAGCACATTTACCTCTCAAGGATGCCAGTGAAATGCTTCAAGAAGGGAAAGAAAAGGAGATAATAGCATCTATATGGGCGGCGCAAGTGTGGAGGCCAGATGGTATTGTAGATGGTAGAGATTTATGGGACTTAATATCTACAGAAAACAATGTAGAATCCTTTCCATACCCTTACTCAGGTTTAAACAATATGACTCAAGGTCTACGCAGAGGAGAGATAGTCACTATCACAGCAGGTAGTGGTGTAGGTAAGTCTCAAGTATGTAGGGAGATAGGTTATTCCTTAATGTTACAAGGACAAAAGATAGGTTACTTAGCCTTGGAAGAGAATAACAAACGTACAGCATTGGGTTTTGTAGGTCTATACTTAAATAAACCTATTCATTTACAGAATGTAGAGTGTACAACCGAAGAATTAAAAGAGGGATTTGATAATGTAGTTGGTACAGGTAATTTATTCCTTTATGATCACTGGGGAAGTGTAGAACCTGAACACCTCTTTAACAAGATTAGATATTTAGTACGAGGAATGGAATGTGATTGTATTATTTTAGATCATATCAGCATTATCATTTCAGGACTGACCAGTGGAGGAGATGAGCGTAGAATGTTGGACTTTGTAATGACTAAATTACGTAGTTTAGTAGAAGAATTACAATGTGCGTTGATACTTGTATCACATTTACGTAGACCGAGTGGAGATAGAGGTCATGAAGAAGGCGTTCAAACTTCTCTTAATCAGTTACGTGGTACTCATGGGATAGCTCAACTATCTGATATTGTTATAGGTTGTGAGAGAAATCAGCAGAGTGAGGATCATCCAAACCTAACAACAGTAAGAATTCTAAAAAATAGATGGACAGGTGAAACTGGCATTTGTAATGCGGTGGAGTATTCAAAGGAAACTGGAAGAATGGTAGAAGTTTCTACGGATAATTTTGAAATGGAAGAAGTCACCGATAATCAAGATTTCTAACGGAAGGGTAAAATGGAAGAGGTAGTTTTAGATATAGAATCCGATGGTTTGTTGGATACCATAACGAAAGTTCATTTGTTAGTATACCGTAACCTTAATACTGGTGAATTAACAATTGCGGATTCAGACTCAAAGATCAAGAAGGCACTTATAGACTTGAGTGATAAAAAGATAATAGGTCATAACATATTAGGTTATGATTTGATAGCTCTTAAAAGACTCTATGGATTTACGATCCCTATAGATCAGACTCTGGATACTTTAATACTTTCAAGAGTTATCTATGCTAATCTACGTGAGACAGACTCAAAAATACGTAAGATTGAGGCTAAATTATGGGGCAGTCACTCTCTCAAGGCATGGGGAGAACGGTTAGGTTCTTTTAAAGGTACATATTCACAACAAGAGAATGCTTTTGATGTACTTACACCTGAGATGATTGACTATTGTGTAAATGATGTACATTTAACAGAGTTACTATACACATATCTAATGAATAGTGTTCCTCCAAAAGATTGTTTAGATTTGGAACATAAAATAGCAGAAGTGTGTCTTCGTCAGGAAGAAGCAGGATTTTCTTTTGATGAGCCTAAAGCTATTGAATTGTATGGTGATCTTGCGGATAAGAGATCTAAGCTATCTAAAACATTAGGTGAAGTGTTTGGCTCATGGATAGTAGATGAGGGACTACGTAAGAATGGCTCCTATTCTAAGATTAAGATTATCGATTTTAATCCTAATAGTCGTAAGCACATAGCTAAACGACTTCAAGAGTTGAGAGGGTGGACACCTACAGAGTTTACACCTACACATGACCCAAAGATTGATGAGAAAGTATTAAACAAGCTCAAGTATCCTGAAGCAAAACTGATGTCACAATACTTTATTTTGAATAAACGTATTGCTCAGTTAGCTGAAGGTAATCAAGCATGGATAAAATTATCAAAAAAAGGTAGGCTACATGGTAGAATCAACACAATGGGCGCACAGACTTCGCGTTGCTCTCACTCGCACCCTAATCTCGCTCAAGTTCCAAATCTTAACGCACCCTTTGGGAAAGAATGTAGAACATTATTTAGAGCAGACTCAAAGATGGATCTTTTGGGAGTTGATGTCTCTAGTCTGGAACTCCGTTGTCTTAGCCACTATCTTGCTAAGTATGATGGTGGTGCATATGGTAAATTACTTCTTGAAGAGGACATACACACAACTAATCAGAAAGCCGCTGGTTTATCTACTAGAGATCAAGCAAAAACTTTTATTTATGGTTTCTTATATGGCGCAGGAAATGAAAAAATTGGTCAAATCGTGGGTAAAGGGAAAGCTGAAGGGTCAAGATTAAAGAAAGAGTTTCTTAGTAAAATACCAGCTTTGAAATCTTTAAGAGATGCCGTTCAGAAGAAAGCAGAGATGGGATTTATAAAAGGTTTAGATGGTAGGAAAGTACCTGTACGTTCTAGCCATTCAGCTTTGAACACATTACTACAGTCAGCAGGAGCAATAATTTGTAAAAGATGGGTTGTTGAAATGCATAATCTTCTGGAAAAAGAATTTAAGTATGGGGAAGATTATAGACAAGTAGCTTTTGTTCATGATGAAGTTCAACTTACAGTAAAAAAGGAACATGCAAAAAGAATCGGAGATCTCGCAGTCGAAGCAATCGCCATCGCAGGTGAGAGGTACAGTTTTAGAATTCCCCTCACTGGTGAGTTCAAAACCGGACCAAATTGGGCAACCACACATTGATTCATCTGCCTTTGGTATGGCAGGAGAAGAGATAGTAAGGTATCTTCTACATATGTGGAACTATTCTATGTGTGTTCCATTAGATCCATCATCCGCATTTGATTTAGTAGTTAAGAACGGTAAAGATTGGATTACTATACAAATTAAACATTCAAGGAAAAAAAGTATTCCTTTAACAAGGGAAGGTAAGTTAAATGGATTACGAGTTAAAAGAGGTTATAAGAAGGGAGATTTTGATTATTTATTTGCGTGTTGTTTTCCTTATGTATACATAGTACCTTGGAGGTATATGAAGAGTCACACCTCTTTTAATTTTAAGAAGCATGAAGATTATCGTTATGACTTAACGAAGTCATCTACATATTTAAACAAAGTAAATTTACACAAGGAAGAGAATGCGAGAGTTACTAATTGATGCAGACATATTTGTATATAAAGCAACAAGGCTTTCAGAAAGAGAGATTAATTGGGGAGGAGATTCATGGACATTACATTGTGATTTAGCGGAAGCAAAGACACTAATTGATAATCAGATATGGAAGGTGAAAGAAGGAACACAAGCAGATAAGATTATACTATGTTTTACTGATAAGAACAACTTCAGAAAGATAGTCAATCCTGACTATAAAAGCAATAGAAAAGGTGGGAGAAAACCTATGTGTTTCATTCCTGCTTTAGAGTATTGTAAAGAGAAACATCCTTTTAAGGTATATGAATGGTTAGAAGCAGATGACACAATAGGTATTTTAGCCACTGAGAAATCAAAAGATGAACGGATAATAGTCAGTGAAGATAAAGATTTACTGACTATTCCCGGTCTACATTGGGATTTCAAAGAAGAGAAAGTATTTGAATGGTCAAAAAAAGATGCTGATTACAAATTCTTTTATCAATCTTTGGTAGGAGATTCAACAGATCATTACAAAGGTTGTCAAGGCGTAGGCCCAATATCTGCCGACAAAATTTTGACCGGAAATACAGAATCGGTTTTAGATATGTGGACTGTAGTGAATGAAGCCTTCATTAAATCTGGACAAGGAACTGAAGGAGCCATACAAAACTGTCGGATGGCCAGAATATTAAGAGATGGTGAGTACTTTCATGATAAACATGAAGTTGTACTTTGGACACCTCATGGTGTAGCTGATATATTTAAAGGAAGGGAACATGACTAATTATTCACAAGACGAA